TTCATACGATTAAATGTAGTTGCCAACCAACTATTTAGATTAGGTAATGCTTGATACATTTTATCCTCTAAGAACATAGTTTGGAATCTATGTTTGATTAATCTTTGTATTGGTCGTTCTACTATTTCTTTTACTTTTAATTTTTGTTGTCCTGATATGATTCCGTCCTCTAAATCCATTAGAGTTTTGTTCATATCTAATAAATCTTTTGATTGTAATATCTTTTCACACAATGGAACTTTCTGTGTTTCTGCACTTCTGTATATGTCTTCTAATGTGTGTTGGTTTTCTGTTGCCATAAATGGAAATAACTTGATTAAAGTTTTCATACCTATACCATTTACTCCTGGTATTCCGTCTGACTTATCTCCGTCAAACATTCTAAATAATAAAAAATTCTTTGGGTGTATTCCATACTCGTCAAATACTTTGGCTTCATCATACATTTTTTTCTTAGTAGGTGAATACACCCTTGTGGTCTCGTCGACCAATTGCAGAAAGTCTTTGTCTGTTGAGACGATTGTAGTTTTGTTTTCTTTGTAAATATGTTTAGACAAATAACCAATCACATCATCTGCCTCACAATTCTCCATATTCATAATCGATACTGGTAAACACTCTAAGTATTCCACCACACGATTAAGTTGTCGTATCATCATCTTTTGTTCTTCTTCTCTTGTCAAGAAGTCGTGAGCACGATTTAATCGATACGACATCTTTCGCCCCATTTTATATTCTGGGAATATCTTTCTACGGCGGTTAGACCCACCTTTACCATCAAACACGATGATAGTTCGGGTAGGTCTAATCATATTTATGTTGAATGCCAATGACCTTAAAAAACCAACTATTCCACCAACGTGGATTCCGTCCTCGTTAGTAGTTGGTATGGCTGAAAACACTCGAATGAATGTATTCATACCGTCAATCAATAAAACCGAGTCATTGGGTTTTCCCACATCTAAATCGCCGCCAGATTTTTTGATTTCGTCTAAGATTGATATGTATCTTTGATTAGTCACCTAAAACTTCATCCGTAAATTCTACATCATCAATACCTCGTTTTTCTTGGTATTGTAGAATGACTTTATCACAAATGAGTTGGTATAGGTGTTCTCTTAGTTCATCATTGTTAGAAATAATATCCTCCCAATCTTTTGATTGGAACTTGATTTCTTCCCCATTATGGTCTTCAAGAGTGTACCAAGAACCGCCAACTTTTACAAGTTTGTGTTCTTTCATTACCGTTAACCAACCACCATAGTTATCAATCCCTCTATCAAAATACATATCGTAGTCTGCGTGTCGTAGTGGTGGACCTAATCTATTCTTGATAATTTGTGCTCTACATTTCATACCCAAGACATTTTTTGCAGTGTCTTTGATTTGTCCCATATTTTTTAATCTAATACGAGTTGAAGCGTGAAATGGTAATGCTTTTCCACCTGATGTTGTCCAAGGGTCTCCAAACATTACTCCAAGTTTTTGTCTTAATTGATTAGTAAATACCAATGCAACACTTTCTCTACCGATAAGTTGAGTGATTTTTCTCATTGCTTTTGATATGATAATTGCTTTTGATGTAGCGTATCCGTCTTTATCGAAGTCCGCATCCATTTCTACTTTTGTAGATGCTGCTGCTAATGAATCAACCAAGATTGTAACACATCTATCTTTATCTGATTCTCTAACTTTGGTTACGATTTCTTCAATAGCTTCGAATATTTCTTCTACGGTTTCTAAATGTAAGTATAACATTTTACCTAAGTCTAAACCGATTACTTCCATAAACTCTTGACTAACTGAAGTTTCAGTATCTATATAAACTGCTACTCCGTCTTTCTTTTGAGTTTCTGCAAGTATGTGAGCACCAAGTAGTGATTTACCACTTGATTCTAATCCGTTTATTTCTGTTATACGACCGACTGCGATACCACCATCTGGTCTATTTGATATAGCCAAGTCCAATGTTGAAGAACCCGTTGAAATAAAGTCCTTAATATCGGTTGGGGTGACATCGCTTCCGTCTAAGAAATATGCTACTTTGTTCGTGTCTTTGAATTTTTTATTCAAAGAGTCGGCTAATGTATTAGCCAATACATCATTTACTGACATAGTAGTCTCCTAATTTATGAATTGAATAGTTCGTCAAATGCTTCTGAAGTATCTTTTACTTTTTTAGTTTCCATAGTAGAAGTTTCAGTTGCTTTTGCTGGTGTTGATTCCTCTGATGAAGATTCATCACCTGGGTTTAACCATTCGTTCAATACATTAGTCAAGTCATCATAAGATTGTTCTTGGTAAATGTCACGAATATCCTTTTGAGATGACTTTACTTTTTCAAGTATAGTTGGGTCATCTGAAATAGGTGTTTGATTAGGTTTTACTCTAATCTTTGTTGTAGGGAAACTCGCACCACTTTCTTCTGCTGAAATAAATTCAACAACTACATCACGACCATTGACTGGGTCTGTAATATCTCCGTAGTCTGGGTCTGCGATGATTGAAAGAAGTTCTTGGTAAACCGTTTTACCAAATCCCCAAAATCTAACACCTTGTGATTCTTCACCTCTAACGATAACTGGTGCAAAGGTTCTCATCTTTGCTTCCAATTTCTTAGATAATTGATAATCTTCTTTATTACCACTACCTTTTAGTTTTTGAGCGAACTCTTCAATTGGGTCTGGACGACCAAAACTGATTGGTGATAAATAAGAACGATTGTTCAGATTATAGTGGAAGAATAATTCAATAAAAGGATTGTCTTTATTAAATTCATAAGGCACTACACGAATTTGGGTTTTACCTGGTTGTGGTTTCCATAAACTTGATGTGCGATTGTTTGTGGTCTGTAATTGACCGAGACGTTTGCGAATTGCGTTTAAGTCCATTTTGTATCTCCTATTTTCTATTTGTCATTTGTTAATTTTCACTTTTGGTGAAACCTTTATTTTACATATATAAATATAAGTAAAAGAACGAAAAGTGTATCTTTTTTTTAAATTTTATTATTTTTTTCCCAATTGTCTTGTGCCCACATTGGTTGAAGATTATCTAAATCCCAACATTTTTTAAACTCATCGTCTTCTAACGAATTAAATTTAAATGTTGATTGTGGAATAATATGGTCTATGTGCCAACCCATTAGTCCATAATTGTCCCAAGTCATATCTTTTTGAAATTTACTCTCTAAATTTTCTTTTAAGTCTTGTGGTGTGTATGGAAGATATTTCCAAGTAGATTTATTGTTCTTACCCTCAACAAGTGATTGCCAAACCTGTGTGCTAACATTACTTCTTAATTTATTTTGTGGATTTTCTCTCCATTTTCTCGAATAAATTCTTCTACCTTTTTGCTTTCTTAATTTTATATGTTCTTTACAATAATATTTCTTTTTTCCTACTATGACTTCTATTCCCTCTTCTTTACAATCTTGACAAAAACGAACTGGTGGTTCTTTACGAGAACTCATCATAGTTTCATAATACTTACCACCTGGTTTATACCATTGGTCTTTGTTCTTATGATAATATTTTTTTTGTTTTTCTCTTTCTTTTTTATACCAAGGTGAACATTTACTGATTCCACTTTTAAGATTCGAAGGACAATAGGACTTTCCTTTACCTACCGGTTTTCCACAAGTTTTACACTTTCTTTCTAACTGGGGTTTAATTTTTTTCAAATATGATGGTCGGCATATATTATTGTTATCCACACAATAAGACTTACCTTTACCTACTTCTTTTCCACAAGTTTTACAATATCGTTGTTTCATATAAATAAATATAAAAAATTACAAAAAAAACCATTTTTTTATTTTAGAAAAAAAAAGAGAGCCGTGTTTTTAAGCTTGTAATAAAAGGTGGAAACTAAAAATCGTGGCTCTCTCTTTAAATTTTTGGAATTTTATTGGGGATGTGAGATTAATGATTACTCACAATTTCCGTCTTGGATTTTACTAACTCTATACTTTGTATCTATCAGTTACGATAGTTCATCTCAAGGTGGTTATTCCTCATTGATGTGAATACAACTTCTATACAAATGCTTTATCTCTCCAAGTGTAGATTGTTCAGCCATTAAGTAGGATTTCAGTTTTACCCTTACCTACAATAGAGTCATAAGAATCATCTTATGTTTTTTACGGAAATACATTAGACAATATCTGTCGATATAGATAATTAGAATATTTACCAATTATCAAGTCACCACAACTTTGTCTCAGATTGCG